AACACCGAGATCCCCCAGGCAACGCAGGAGAAGGTCTTCAACGCAGTCAAAGAGCTTGGGTACGTCAAAACACACCACCCCGGCCAACACTTCAACAACAAGCTGACCCAAGAGAAAGCAGACGCTGTCGTCGCTGGCATCCTTGAGAACAAGTCGATTGATAAGATTGCGGAAGAGACCGGACTTGGCCCCACCACTACGTTTAAGCTGATCCGAGGAGTTAAGGTCCCGGTAGACTATCCAGAAAACGAGGAGGATTGGCGGAAAGACGTGACCGGATTCCTGGAGGTTGCAATCTGGAAGGGCACCAAGCGATTAGCTGAATCCTCTATTAACTTGATAGATGATAGGGGCTTACCCGTAGCGGTCGCTGTGCTGACCGACAAACTCGCTGTAATTAAGGGTCAACCTACCTCAATTCACCTCGCCATGACCGCTTCGGTTAATCACCGTGACTTGATTAAGGACCTGAAAGAGCGCGATGTGACCCCCGTGAACGACGAGCAGACGCCCGATCTGGTTTAGGTAGTGGCCCGAAATGTCCTACCCCTACCGCGGCAGCACCACTGAAAACCACGCTTTTAGGCCTGTTTCTGGCACTCATGCCTACAATAGCAGTTATATTCACTTGGTGACGCAAACCAGCAGCAAAGGCCCGTAAACATTGATCGAAACGCACGTCAGCACCCCTCCGCCGGGCCAATGTCCTACCCCGTTACAAGGGCCACCCCGGGGGAGGGGGTCGGGCAATCCGCGGCGACGGTAAAAGTCGACGGGTTTCCCAAAGCGAAAAATATTAGGAAATGAGCCAACCACCCAACCTCTGCCTCACTTGCTCCAAGCCCTTCGAGATCATCAAGCAGCGCGAAGGTCCCAAGCAGAAACGCTTCTGCTCCGACCACTGCAACGACACGTGGTGGAACGAACAACCTCTGCACCCCGTCATCCCCCGGGTCGACGCCCATCACCCCCGGGCACTCGAGCTCAAACAGAAGCGCACCCAGCTCGTGCTCCTTGAAAAGGCTGACCCCTACACCTACGGTTTCATCCCGGACCACTGGGAGATCGCCAACACTGAGTATTCGCTCACCCAGGAGCTCCTCATCTCCGGCGGCAACCGCGCCGGTAAAACCCTTTGGGCCGCCCGCCGCGTGGTTCAAACCCTCCTTGAGAAAGAGAACGCATCGGTACTCTGCTGCCACACCTCTCACGCCACCTCGGTCACCGTGCAGCAACCCGCCATCTACAACTATCTCCCCGTCGCACTCCGGGCCACCAAAAAGGGCCGCATCCACTACCTGAACTACTCCCGCAAAAATGGCTTCACCGACGGCTCATTCATTCTCCCCAACGGCTCCCGCTGCGACTTCCTGAACTACACGCAATCCGAGAACACCATCGAGGGCCGCGAGGCTGACTTGATCTGGTGCGACGAGCTCGTGCCCCAATCCTGGGTGGACACACTGCGCTACCGCTTGATCACCCGCCGCGGCAAGCTCCTCGTGACCCAGACACCCCTCGAAGGCGTGGCCTCGGTCTACAAGGAATTCACCGCGGGCTCACAGGTCAAGAACTGGGGCACCGGCGAACTCTTAGCCGGCAAGCAGGGCCTGCCTACATGGCCACCCGGCAAGGCTCCCAGGGTCATGGAGCAGCCCGCAACCAGGCGCAAAACGGTCTTCTTTTACTCCGAGGACAACCCCTACAACCCCTTCGACGAGATGAAGAGCAAACTCGTCACCTCGCCCATGGGCCAGATCCTGACCCGGGCCTACGGCTGGGCCTCGGACAACATCGGCAAGGCCTTCGCCCGTTTCCGGCCCGATATCCACTGCATCCCGGCCTCCAAGGTGCCACCCGGCGGCACGCTATACATGGTCTGCGACCCTGCCGGAGCCCGGAATTGGTTCTGCCTGTGGCTCCTAGTCTACGAGGATGGCAAACGCATCGTGGTGCGTGAGTTCCCGGACTTCTCCAACTTCGGCGAGTGGGCGCTGCCCTCCGAAAAGCCCGACGGCAAGCTCGGTCCCGCGCAAACCCTAGACGCCGGCCGTTCCATCTCCGAGTACCGCAACCTCTTCCGCCAGATTGAGTCCGACCTCGGCTACGGCGAGCCCGTCATGCGACTGATCGACCCCAAGGCCGGAGGTTCTCCCGCGCTCTCCGAGGCCGGCGGCACGACCCTCATCGACCTCCTGGCCGAATCCGACGACCCCACCGACGATGGCATGGCCTTCATTCCCGCACCCGGCGTGCCCGTCGACCAGCGCACATCCGCCATCAATAGTCTCCTCTCCTACGACGCCACCCAGCCGCTCACCTCGCTCAACGAGCCTTCTCTCTACATCACCAACGACTGCGCCAATCTTATCTACGCACTCTCCGAGCACACCGGCCGCGACGGGCAGAAGGGCTGCACTAAGGATCCCATCGACTGCCTGGGGATGCTTTTGGTCTCAGGTCTTGCCTTCGTAGGCCGCGGGGGCTTTGATTGCCGCGGCGGCGGCGGATACTAAACCATTTGACTATGCAAGGAGATTCCTACAAGCAAGCAACCGACGTGATGGCACGGGTCGGCGACGAGCCCAATGTACCGGCATTGACCGAGGAACTGCGGCGCTCGGCCACCGACTACGGCGTCTTCGCCCGGGTCGAGAATGCCGAGAATGTGCGCTACTGCCGCTGGCCTGGGCAGACCGACGACGGCAAGAAGAACAACGATGCCAACCGCAACAAGCCGGCCTTCCCCTGGGACGGTGCCTCCGACACGCGCATCCCGCTGGCCGACGAGGTGATCAACGGCCTCGTCGACCTCTGTTCCACCTCCTTCTGGCGCTCGATGCTCCGCGTGTCGCCCACCAACATCAGCCAGCTTGACCAGGCGGTCACCGCGCACAACCTGATGGACTGGACGGTCAACTCCCGGATGTACAACGACCTCACCCGCGAGGTTGAACTACTCTCGCAGTACCTCTGGACCTACGGCTGGGCCGGCGTCCATGTCACCTGGCAGCAGGAGATGGGGCAGAAGGAGCAGTACCTGACCATGGACCAGATCATGGCCTTGGCAGCCCAGTCGCCCGAGGGCTCCATCCTGGCCGACCTGCCCAATCTCATCGCCAACCCCGAGGCCGACGACCAATCCGCGGAGCTCCTGCTCGCTGCCTTCCCCAACCTGCGCAAGCGCCGGGCGCTCAAGGCCATCCGCGAACTGCGCACCGAGGGAGAGTGCGACTTCCCCATCCCCACCATGGTCAGCAATAAGCCCATGGTCGCTGCCCTGGCGCCCTACGACGAGCTGGTCTTCCCGCCCGAGACCACCGACATCCAGTCCGCCCGGGTAGTCTTCCGCCGCTACTACATGACCGAGGCCCAACTCCTGAACAAGGTCGAGACCGAGGACTGGGACGCCGAGTGGGCCCAGGAGGCCATCAACACGATGGGCCGTTTCTCCGATTACTCGGCCTATACCTACGCAGCCGTCGGCCTTGCTGAAAACTCCATCCTCGACCGCGAAAACCTGATCGAAGTGGTCTACGCCTACCAAAAGTCTATCGACTCCGACGGTATTCCTGGCGTGTTCTACACCGTCTTCAGCCCCCAGGTCGGCGACAAGTGGGGCTACTTCGACCTGTTGGACTACACGCACGGCCAGTATCCTTTCGTTATCTGGCGCTCCGAGCTCATCCACCGCCAGATCACCGAGAGCCGCGGCGTGCCCGAGGTCTGTTCCACCTGGCAGCACGAGGTCAAGGCCCAGCGCGACTCGATCTTCGACTACACGTCCCTAGCCACCCTGCCACCCATCGAGGTCCCCAAGACCCGCGGCGGCAACCTGAAGATCGGTCCCGCCATCCAGATCCCTGTCCTGCGCCGCGGCGAGATCGGCTTCCTAGCACCGCCCGCCCGCGAGCCCGGTGTTGCCTTCCAACTGATCGCGGCCATCGAGGCCCAGACCGACCGCTACTTCGGCCGCCCGACCGAGAAGGTCCCGCCGGTCATCACCCAGATGCGCCAGCAGCGTTTGATCAACAACTGGCTGCACGGCTGGACCGAGGCCTTCCGCCAGGTCCTATCCCTCACGCTCCAGTACGTCGGCCTCGCCGAGATCCAGCGTATCACAGCCTCTACCACCCCGCTGCCTCCCGACATTCAGGACTTCGACGTGATGCTCAAATTCGACATCCGTGAGCTGTCCACCGACCTCGTGACCGAGAAGCTCAAGGCCATCAGTACCCTCGTCCTGCCCCTCGACACCGCCGGCGTCATCGACCGTGCCAAGCTCATCAGTGTCGCCCTCCGGGCCATCGACCCCAACCTCGCGAGCGAGCTGGTCATGCAGCAGGGTCCTGCCGCGCAGAAGATGTTCAACGAAACCAACGACGAGATCGCGCTGATGTCCCTCGGCAATCCCCCCCAACTCCGGGAGAACGACCCCACCGCGCCCATGCGCCTTCAATTCAGCCAGCAGGTCCTGCAATCCAACCCGAAATATCAGGCCCAGCTCCAGCAGGACCCGCTCTTTCAGGCCAACCTGCAGAAGTACATTGAGAACCTGCAGTTCAGCGTCCAACAGCAGCAGAACGCCATCACCGGCCGCCTTGGAGTCCAATGAAACTGACCGACGAACAACTCTCGGAGGCCCTCTCCGTGTCCGAGGAGCACCCGGTGCTCAAGGCCATGGGCCAAATCCTCGACGACACACTCCGGGATGAGGTGCACAACGCCATCATCCCATCACTTTCTGCGGAGGACCGTGCCTATAACTCAGGCCGGGCAGCCGCAATCAAGGATCTCATCGCACAAATCAGTGCGTTAAGAAACGGGAGGG